CACGGAGTTCATGACTCGTCGCTATCTTCACACATGTCCTGGTTTTTGACCAGACAAAAGTGGAGGGCGCTCCCACACTCTTTCCTCAAAGTACTCGAATGCAGGACATTCCCTCATAGATATAATCGTCCCCGGTTCACACCGAGGTCACCTCGATGGTGAATGATCGCTGAGCGAATTATGAACAGAAAAGGTGTGAACGCTCAACTTTCGAACGTTCCTCTTCACACGCCCACCAACATCGATCACAGCAACTGTCCCGATCGATGTACGACTCCCTACGCTCTCTCTGCTTCGCCGGCCAATCCCGGGACCAGAGAATCGCCATGCCGCGACGATTTCGCTGGAAGAAGAATTTAAATCTTCTCCACGAACAGCCCAACCAACGTTTGAGGCTGATACGACGTCTCACGACACGAATCTCCAGTGCTGCAGGCAGATTGGCCGATTCCTTCTCACACCAAGTCTCCCGCGCAGTGTGCACACTGAGCGAATGAGATCCGATCTCACGACAGTCACGACATGACCATCTTTCACGAACCTTGACGAACCGAGCAGGCAACTTCTGCTGTTGATGATTTGAACGAGGACGATCGAGAAAATGAGGTCGCTCTAGGAGGCTCAATTCGCGCTCCAAGAGGTTGGTCTTCTCAAGTTCCCATAACCCGACTGACAGCCCCCAGCCGCGAGTCCAGGACACACTGCCCTTTATCGCGACCCCGTGGTGCCAGTCGAGTGCGAACGCCTGCATCAACCTCTTCGCCTTCCCCTGCCAACCCCACGAAAAGCACTTCGCACGCGCCGCCAATGAGTCGGGACTCTTACAGTCCTTGGTCAATGTCGACGTACGGATCACGGGTACAATCCGTGGTTTCCCGCGCGTAGCACAAAAAAACGCAGAGTTAATCGAGAAAAACCGCCAATGCAGAAGGGTCTTCCCAGTGGACAGAACAAGTCCACTGTCCCTCACGCAAGACGCCCACCTATCTGCTTCCTCACGACTGCAGCGAAATACGATATCATCGCCGTTGATCTTCAGCGGAATCGTATTTGCGCGTTGCCACCCAAGAGAGTGGACAACAGTGAGGAAATTGGTCAAGCATAAAAGTGGAAAAGAGAGAAAATTGCCCATCAGTTGTCCCGTACTCTGACTGTAAACAGACCCATCATGGACCAAAAGTCCAGTCAACGAGTCTATAGCAGCAGAACGGATTCCCTCAGGGACACTTTGCGCATGAAAAAGGACATTTCTGAGAAGTTCTTTGGAGTGGAGAGAGTTGAAGCTGTCGGTGGCACTCTCATAGTCGCCGGACACGAACACTTCAGCTTTTTCCGTGACAAACTCCTTCAGGACACTCATCTTGGCATCGCCCCTCAACAACCACTTGAACTTTGACAGTCGGTCATAGATCATCAAATGAAGTGGTAAGAGGGTTCCCTGAAAGAGGGTTGCAACGGTCACAATCCGCTGTTTCCCATCTCGGTGAATAACCGAGACTTTTCTCTCAGGGGCGATGGGAGTGCCTGTAAGACATAACTCAAGAAATGAGTCATAATCCAGGGTCTCCTGTGCAGCCTTCCGTGCACCCCCAGCTCCACGTCCAAGCTCAAAACAAGAAGCTTTAGACACGGAGATGGTTTCGCAACACTTGCGATACCCCCTGTCCCACCCACGCGGAAACATCATCGGGACATACGTACGTATAGTCTCAATGAACGCGGGGTTCTGGACGGGTATCTGGCCAAGTTTAGCGAGGTACGCCGGTACATCAGGAGCCGCTGCTGGAAGTGACTTCCTCAGCAAAAAAAGAGAAGAAAAATAAGAAAACGTAGAAAAAGGAGTGGACGGAGTCAGTTGCGACTCCAGGAAAGAAGAGAAAACGCGCTTTGCGTCAACGGAGGTAGCGGCAGGTATTTCACGTCCGTAAAGGACCCGAAATAACCCCCGCAACTTGTCCTCACCGGACACATTGCGCCCGAAAATCGAGGAGGCAGCTGTTAAGCTAAGTTCCTTCTCGGCCATAAACAAGACCGTGGGCTTTAGGCCTGTTAGTACTCACCTTGACG